TTGATGCGCTGGTCGATAGTCTCCACAAATATCCATATAAGCACATTCTAGTTTTTCTAATGGGAAAGTATCGCTGACATATGTTTTCATATTTCTGCCCTGTATTCTTTTAAGTATCTCAACTGCTTTGTTAAAAAATCATTATTTATTTCCATAGTGCGTTTAGTAAGGCTTAGGCGAATCCTCAATCCTCTGTTTAGCTATCTCAAAGTATTTTTCATCAAGTTCCATTCCAATAAAATCCCTGTTTAAATTAACACAAGCTACTCCAGTAGAACCAGAACCCATTGTAAAATCTAAGACAGTATCTCCTTTATTTGAATAAGTTCTAATTAAATCTTTTAGTAAATCTACTGGTTTTTGTGTTGGATGAAATCCGTCATAATCTTTCTTGTATTTTAGTATATTGGATTTAATCTTTTTATCAACTGGCAGGTTAAATATTGATGGATTTATCTTATTTAATTCTTCATTATGGCTACTCTTAAATGGCTTATCTATTTTAATTAATTCTTCAAAGTTAATAAATTTATCCATATTGTTTATGTTAAAATGTTCTACTATTTTACCGTATGTCTTTTTTGTACATAGGCTGAACTGAGAACTTCCGAATCTAAAAGTATGGTCTGCACCTTGTCCTACTATTTCTACTATGTTCTTTTTTGTTAATCCAATAAATTCAAACACCTCTTTAAAATATGGTCTTAATGGATGTATAAATTCGGTATCATGTAACGGATTCATTTTACTAAAAACTAAAATATCTTCATAATAACTAACTGGTGCTTTTTTTGCTATAAGGCTATTTGCAAAATGGTCTTTCTCCCAAACCATTCTATAACAGAATTGTAAATTTGGTATTGCTTCGGTTATTAATTTTGATGTATATGGCTCTTGACTAAATAGAATTAATTTTCCGTTTCTTCTCAAAACTCTATTTGCATAATTGAAAATCTCTTTTATATCTAAGACTTTATCCCATTCTGTCTTGTCTTTCATCCCATGCTCAAAATCACCAGACGCTATTCCATTAACTGTTCCGTATGGTGGGTCGGTTATTATCAAATCTATACTCCCATGTTTTAACTTCTCCATCTCCTTAAAACAATCTCCGTATAATAGTTGTACATCACTATGTTCAACTTTCTCGTTTTCTTGTACATTATATTGTTCAGTTCCCATATTAATCATTAAGCGAACCACCCCATTGTTCTGCCATTGCCATAGCCACACCAGGGAAGGTTTTGCTTCTTAGTATTTTGATTTCTGGTGAATTATAAGCTATCTTCTTTCCATTCTCACCTACTGGGTCATGTGACCACTTAGCCATCTTTGCTCCGTTGGGTGAGACATAAAACTCCCCTTCTCCGACTATGTTTGTTGGCTCTAGTTTTGGAACTCCTTTTAACCACAAACATGTTGTTTTCTTTGCTTCGTGTCCAAACATAAAAGGTTGTATTATTTGGTCGGGTTTTCTCCATTTACTAGACATAATACAAACTGGATTTTCTATTACTATCTTGGGACATTTACAATTAGCGAATAACATAAAGAAATCTATACCTTGTTGTTGTCTTCCATCTGCAATCTTCTTCGCAAAATGTCTAGCTCCACTTACTGCTAAGTGTGTGCATGGCGGAAACGCAATAATCATATCCCATTCTTGTTCTAATAATGACTCAACATCTCCCTGGATATGCCATTCGGGATGCCCTCCGCTACATGGTAGAATGTCACAAGAGTAAGCTTCGTGACCTAATCTTCTGAACTCCTTACATACTGCCTGGCTTTCTTCACAGGCTATTAATACTCTCATTTCTTACTCCTATTCGTGAAAGGTTTGGTAAGCGAATTTAATTGTTTCTTTAGCTTTTCTTTTCTCAAAGTATCTCTTCTGACGTGTGAAACTCCAAATCCACAATCATCATCAAAATCAATATCCTGTAATGTTTTTAGTTTTTCCATGTTGTTTCTAAGCTTTGATACCCCATGCTTTATTTTTATTTAACAAGTTTAATGTATTTTTAGACAACAACCTTCCTTCTTTATCCCTTTGTTTTAATAAATTTAATAACTCCTTAGCTTTTTGTTTTTTTACTATTAAGTGTGGAATCATGTCAGCAAGTATATTTTTCATTTCTTCTCTTTTAGCTATTATTAGTTCCCAGCAAGTATTCTCATTTTTCTTTTTTGAGATTATTCCACCATACCTTTTTCTTATTTCTTCTAAAACTTCTTTATTTTGATTACTAACGCCTACTCTATAATAAATTGTAAATCCTCTTATCAATCTTTTATCTTTATGTTTTCCAAAAATTATACATCCTTCTCCATCTATAAATCCTGCAATATATTTTTTATCTATCATCTTACACACCTAAGTAGATGGTGTTGGTTTATATATCTTTCTATTTTAGCGTGTGGGAGAATCATTTTTCATCAACTCCGTCATTTTCATGTAAGGCGTCGCCAAAGGCTTCATTAATACAAGAAATATCTTTATCTGGGATAATCCCACCACTATTATACTTTGGAATTTCATCTCCAACTTTTCTGCACTTGCTACAAAGTCCTACAACTTTTACTCCAATTATCTTAATTCCTGTCATCTTCCACCTCGCTTGAGACATTTAATGCGTCGTCATGTCCAAATCTCTTTCTTAATTCTCTCACCAAGATTTTCATCTCAGGAGTAGATATTCTTTTTTCAAAATCTTCAAATGTCATTCCAAATGTTTTGGGAAAATTTATTTTCATTTCTTCAATTGCTCTTTTTATCTTTGTACAATCAGAACAAATAAATCCCTTTTGACATTTCTCCATTGAAAACCCCTTTTCTGGATATTCACTATCAAAATATACTTTCATATCTTTTCCACATCCTTCACTCATTTTCCTCTACTCCCAAATTTATTTCTATACTGTGCGATCCTTTCAGCTGGACAAAGATTAATATAAATTGAAGTTGTTGCAATGTCTGAATGTCCTAGCAATCCTGAAACTGTTGATATGTCTATCCCTGCTCTTATACATTCTGTAGCAAACCCATGCCTAAGTGAATGGAAATGAATTTTAGGCTTCTTCTTCTTTAGTCCAGTTATTTCTGCTGATTTGATAAAGGCTTTCTGTAATGCTCTTTGTTGGCATTTAAGAGGTATAAAATTAATGTGTGCAGGTTGCCAAGACAAAGGCAAACTAACTATTCTATCTTTTGAGTTTTTACCCATGTTTACTCGTATTTGTTTATTGCCGAAATCGAAGTCTGCTTTTTGTAGATTTACTATCTCGCTTATTCTTAATCCAGATTCAAACCCTAACATAAATGCTACTTTGTGGTGCATAAATTCTGTAACCTTTAGAAGTTCTACATATTCATCTTGGTTAATCTCTACTGGTAAAGGTTTAGCTTTTACTTTTTGTCCTTTCTTTTTGTGTGGTCTCATATCAAGTCCTCCCCGAAAGTTTCTAATTCTAATAGCTTTAACTTTTCCCAATCTGCAATTACTATTCTACCCTCTCCAGTCTCTTGCATATATCCTATTGGGTTTGTTCTAATTCCTTCTATAAATTTATTTAGATAATATTTAACATCACTTCTCAATAGGTAAACAATTTCTGCATCTATTTCAGTTGCTTCATCAACTATTATTCTTTTATCACTTAATGTCTTTTCCATGTTTTTCTTACGTATAGTTCCTTTATATATCTTTCGGTTATTGCGAACTTATGTTTTCTACTCCGTAGAGGTTACAACGCTTAATCATTCGTTTGCGTCTTAACCAATCCCTTTTTCTTTAAATCATTAAGTGCATAACAAACTTCTTTACTCCAAATTATAGAACCTTTTTTCCATCTTTTTCCCATGATGTAATAACAAATGGCTTGTTTATAAAACCATCTATTTAAATTCTCCCGAATGCATTAATTTATGATGTTCTTTACACAGTAAAACACAGTTATCCTGATTATATAATCCTCCAGAATTTCCCCTCGTTTTACGGTGACACTCAATCCCTGGATGGCCACATCCTAGCATCTCACAAATTCCTCCGGACCTATCAAAAATAATTCTTCTTAACTCTGTATCGCATTTGTCGGTCCCTTCCATTGGTTTGGGTTTCTTCAATGTGAATCCTTGCTCTGCTGCGATGTCTATTATTGGCTTCAAATGTTTGCAAGGTTCTGCATAAAATCTCTTATCGGAAAACTGGCCACTATTCTTTAATCGTTTGCCTGGGAACCAACTTGCTTCTCTTATTACTTTCCCATTAACAATTTCTTTTGGTCGATACACTCCGCTAAAATTCCCACACGTACAATCAATAAAATAAATCTGTTTTGATTCTAGAAGGTAGTGAACTCTTTGGGTATACCCTGAGAAATGATATGTCTTTCTTATTTTTTCTTCCATTAGAATTTATCCCAAATATTTAATTTAGCTGTTTCTAGTGCTAATCTCATAATCTCAAAAATAGTATCTGTTTCTATTGGATCATCTCCTAAAACTTTTGAGAATCTGTAAGTGTCAACTATCAAACAGCGATAAGCATCCATGCTCCAATCACTAACATTCCAATATTCCAATTTTCTTACTCTTTTTTCCATTCTTCGTCGTTTTGTTTTTTATGAACATTAAGTTTTCCATCTTTTCGATAATCAAATTGTTTAGAAAACATTATATTATCTTCTCTTGGCAAAAACCAACCACAATCATTTATTAATTTTTCTACATCTTCGTTTGAGAATCTTCTCTTAACTGGCAATTTGCCCGACACAATCATATTAACTATTTTGAGATTATTTTTCACATTAAATCCCCCTCTAGTCCGGCATCATCTGTATCTACTTCTTTTGGTTCTTCAACACTCTCACATTCTTCTTCTGGTTCTCCATCCCTTTGCTTTTGTAGGAGTCTGTCGATTTCATTACTCGCTTCTTGTTTTGACATTGATGGATCGGCTTTTCCACCTAGCTTCTTTATGTAGCCAAGTTGTCCCGGGGTTGATGTTCCTGTCATTGGCTTCTTCTCATGATATCCTTGTTTGTTTGGGATTGAAATTCTGGAGATTTTATCCTCTAGGACTTCGATTCTCTTTAGGGCGCTTGAGAGTGCCTCTTCGTATATTTTATTATTCATAATATTCTCCATTCGTATTTTGTTGAGCTCTTTGAGTGATATGCATTCCTTCTTGTTATAAATCCTGTATCATACAATTTCCTCAGGCTTCGATTGACTAGTCCTGGAGATTGCCCTAGCCTTTCAGCTACCTCTTTTGTAGTTAGCCAGTCATCCTCTTTTGTTAAAATCTCTATACAATCACTTTGCCCCATTGTTTTTTTTGGTTTCCATTTTATTTGTTTTGCCTTTCGGCATGTCGGTAGAAAATCATCCGACGAATCTAAAATTGTTTGTGTTTATATATTCCTGTTGGCATTTTATTCTTTAATGAAAAGTCCAGAATCCTCCAATTTTTTAAGTTTTAACCTTAGTTCTTCGACTGTGTCAAAATATAACTTAAATCTATTCCCAGCTTTTCCACATTCATAAGAGTTTGGTTTTTCAGTCTTATTAATAACTACGCTGCTTCTTTGTTCTGCAGTGAATTCTTGTGAGTTCTCAACATCTTCTACCATTATTTCTTTTTTGAAGATTTAGGTTTTTCGTCTGCTATCTTGATTTCCTCGACATCTAGCTTTTTTTCTTCGACCTTCTTATCTGGCTTGGTTTCTGCATCTTCGATTGTTCCGCTTGGGAGTTCTTCTTCAGCAACTTCCATGTTGTTTGTTGCCTGCTTTAATGCTCTAACCTGCGCCCTTGTGCTCGCCATCCTTATCCATGCATTTCTGATTGACTTTTGGTCGATGTTTCCACCCTGTGCTTCATCCATTCCACATGCATCTCCAACATCCTCATATATGAAATCTCTTGGTGTTATAACCCCATCAATAACTACGTTTTTTCTTATCGTTGCAGTTGCCTTAAAACATGCAGTCTTTAATGCTACGTTTGAAAATTCTAGCATTGGTCTAACCTTCATACTAACAAGTCCCATCTTGTTTGCTTGGTCTGTTAATGTTTTGTAGTTGACTTTTTCTAGTTGGTCTTGGAACGATCCTTTTTTGGCCGGCTCCTGTTCAACCGTATCACTTAGGACTTGGATGTTTCTTATAATGTTCAACTCCACACTCAATTCTACTTCAAAACCTTTCTTCAATCTAGTTGCTAGTTTCAACAGCTTATCTTCTGTTTCGTGAAAATTATAAAATTCTCCGTTGACCTTTATGCTCAGTTGTTGTTGGCCCTGGTATTCGTTCGGCTTCTCTGCCATCCACTCAATCTTGCCTCTTACTTTTTTCATTTCTTCCATTCTTCACCCCCTTTTTCCCAGTTATTTGATTAGGCAGGCCAGGAGAGTCCGATGAAGAACTCGACCTGCCCTCTGTGTTTCCACAGATTATAAATGGAAGGAATCTCATGATTTCTAGTCCTTCCTGGGTACATCTAAGCGTTAACATTTACCCACTCCTTTCTGTCTCGTTGATATGAATAGTGAACGCCGTCATCTAACTTACATAAAATTGTGTCCGGTTGTGCTCCAGTCGCATATAAAAAATCTCCGTTGCCCATTGATAAGTTGATGGATCCTCCGGCATTAAACACATCTTTGAACTGCTCTAGAATCCTCTCCGGCTTCGTTTTTATTGTTATTTGCTTATCCATTTTTCTCCCCTGTAGACAAAACAGCCGCCGCACGCATTGCATAATAACTCGTCATCAATTACGATCGTGTTTTTACTTCCGCAGCAATAACACTCTTCCAATAATAACTGTGGCAATATTAATTCGTTCATTTTAGCGCCGCCTGTTCTTCGTCTATAATCATTTTTGCATGTTCTAGTCCTGAGGTTTTCAACTCCCACCATCCTCTTTGATTTGCCATTATTGTGGACTCCCCATTTTCTTCTTCATTTCTTCTGTATATCCTTCTGGTAATAATCCCCTTGCTTCGTCTTGTCTGGATTGCTCAATAAATTCATTTATCATTGTTTTCCTCGTTAAGTAGTTTTAATGATATTATTTCCATTCTTCTTAATTTTTCTTCTTCTGCTAGTTCTTCCCATTTCATATCTTTTGCTTTTCCATTTTTAACAATTTTTTGTCTAGTTACCTCTCTTCCACAGGCATCACAATACATTCTATTACAATTACCAAAGAACTTTTCTCCACATATTTTACAAATTTTATCTTTCGTTTTAGTTATTTTAAATTTTTTCCTAAGTTCTCTTTCTTTAGCTTGTCTTTCTTGATATATTTTAAATTTACAGTCATCACAATATCTCAACCCAGTTTTTCTAACTTTTAGACTTACTCCGCATCTGTGGCATTTAGCCATAACAAATTTATCTACGCTATAAAACTTATTATATTTGTTGGCTTTTTTCTTTTTTACATATTCATTACATTTTTTACAATACTTAGATGCATTACATGTTGCTTCATATTCTATAAGGCAAACAGAACATCTCTTTTTTACCATCAGATTAATCTCCTCACTGCATAAAGTGTTTCTTTTGCATAAAAATTTATGGTCCTTAATAATTTCTTGTAGTCGATTGCTAATAATAAGCATCCACCCATAATTAAAAATATTGAGCCTGTTGGGAAAGGTAGAGTTATTGTTCCGATTCCTATCATTGTGTAACCTACTATCTTCTTAAAAAGTGTGACTGGTTTGTATGCTTCGACTTGCCCAAAAAATTGCATTCTTTTTCGTGCTTGTTCTAGCGTGATTATTTTTGTTTGTTTCATCGTGTTCTCCTAAAATATACACGAATACATCCTTTAAAAAAGTTTCTATTGAAATATACCTGTCTATTTCACTAAATAGTTACAGTATTTTGATATAAAAATAATTCAATCACCGTCGGTGAATTTCCAATTAACAAAACTCTCTCAATTCTCTCTGCCTAATCTCTGGATGTTCTTGCGTTTTTTGTATTTGTTTTTCATAGTTATCGATTATCAAGACATCCAAATATATTTCTGGTGTCATGAATTTATTAAGAAATATGGGTTTATATTTGTTACTATTTAGTACTCTTCGATAAGTTTTAACTTTGTTTTCAGATTCATTTTTTTTATTTGGGTTTCTCGTTCCAATGCTTTATAGTAATCACTTCCAATTAATTCAATATAAACGAATCCTTTTGGTGAGACATTGTTTCTAACCATCCAGTTTGATCGTTGGCCGTTTCTGTGTTCGCCTAATCTTCTTTTTGGATCCGAAGTCATACCAGTATAATATAGTTCTTTCTGGAACATTCCTTTTGTCCATTTCTCGCATTTAATTATGTAAACGTAGTATTTTGCCATCTTATCTCTCTACCATTTCCTGTGGAACTCAAATCTTTTCTCTTCCCAAGCACACTCACTCTCCTCTGAAACCGAGTGAGTAGCGCTTATCCCACTACGGACTTTGGCTACACACGAAGGTTTTGAGTGATTTTCTTGTAACCGATCGTACAAGTTTTCTTCAAACCGTGTTTTATGTAAGTCTAACACTTCTTATTAAATCGCCATTGACCTCCAGCACTCCTGCCTTCTCCGGTTACTGACTAGCGTATTCACGCCGTTTTGTGATTTATTACCAGGTTTGTCCTTAGTCTTGGACCTAATATTATTAACTAGGTGCTTGATGAGATTTGTCCTCATCGTCGAGAGTAGCTGTTCTAAATCACTCCACTCGCTTAATATTTCCAGGCGGTCTACTCTGGAATAGTTTTCGTATAACTTCTAACTCGGTTAGATAATTAGTGACACCGCTTACATTTTTTTAGAATGTAACAAAAACACAATAATTTTATCCTTTTTAAAATCATCTATTCCAGGTTACTATTTGAAAGTAAAAAAATTTGGGGTGATGTGTTACATCCTAAGGTTAGACTTTTAGAAATCATCACCCCGTGAATAGAAAGGAGGTTAATCAATTCAATTCATTAAATATAATAATCTATTCCTTATAAAGTTATGTTTATCTATTCTGAGCGTAATTCTTCAACATATACACTATTGGTCCAGCGAGCCATGCGTACTCATTTGGTATACCTGATAATAATGCAATAGCGAATGGGACAAGCAAGTAAGCTGAATTTTTTACTGTTTTACTTAGCCCTATCCAAAAACTATAATCTACTTTTTTTGCCATGTTTAACCTCCGTTTGGATTTAGTTATGTGTACAATAAGACCATACTATAAATCTGAGTGTCTGCTGAATTTAGTTCAACTTTGATTCTTAGATTTGCTCCTGGTGGTGATAATGTTTTGAGTGTGTTTTGGTCGAGTGATTGATAACTTATCCCGTTGTCTATGCTCACATAAAAAACTGTTCCGGGGATTGATTGTCCTTTGACCCTTATCTCGCAAGATGTTGCCGCTTCTGAGGCCTTTTTAAGATTGCTGATCCATGTTCCGCTTGCGCCTGTCGATTTCAAAACTCCTTCAGTTATCTCTGTTGTTGAATGGGTTCCTGAGATTGCGTCAAATCCAAAATACCAAGAATAATTCAATTTGTTTATATTGTCTGCAACCTTCAGTCTGTCGCTTTTCTGATTCAGGCCATTTAATATCTGTGAGACGTTTTCTTGCTCTTCTTCAACTGACAACTCTGTTCTCCATCCCCCTGAACTTGTTCCGAATTTTTGAGTGATCTTTTTTAACTTGTATTGCCCATGGACTTGCTGTCTTGGGATTAATAGCCAAATGTTATCTCCTGGCTTGATGGATTCTAGTCCGAATGACTTTACTGTGGCCGTTGGCGTGAGATTTGTTATCTCTAGTAGTTTTGCTTCTGCTAGGTTCTTCACGCTTGTTTCTGTGTTTGCCGATACATCTTTTATGAAAACTTCTCTTATTTCGGTCCCCTCATCATCACTTATTGCGGTGTAGACGATTGGAAGGCCCTCCTCGCTTTGTCCGATGGCCACCACGCGCGTTTTCTCGTAATAATCATTAATCCCCCACCCTTTCGAATCTATGAGGTTGTCGCCCTCTACAACCGCGTCATCTGTGTTTGCTATTGAATTTGCTTCAAAAAAATGAAAATCAAGATTATTATCCACATAACAGTCAAACCCGGCATAATTACATATCTCCATGACACAATCCCAAAATTTCTTATAATTCCACTGAACGTTCATTGATGTTTCTGTGGCCGCGACATTCGAATAAGTAAATCCATAACTTGTTGGCAATCTCCCAATAATATCCTTTAAAATTTGTGATGGTTCTTCCTCTGTTGCTGAGTAACAAATAAGATATTCTGTTAAGGTGTAGGCCCTATGTCTGCCTTCTATTTCTAAAACTTGCCCGCGATCGCCAATACTCTCTTTAATATTATCAACTCTCCCCCAAAACTGCAAAGTCGTGCCATCAGAGTTATCCGCATAAAATTTGATTGCATTTCCTGCAGAATATTTCCCTGATAATTGTCCGGCCGCATTTGAGAAGGTTGCTCTAAAGGTCCCGATTCCACTTGTTACTGGATATGTGAATAAACTCTCTATTGTTTTGCCTGTCAAATCGTCCCCATCCAGTTCGACCTTAATCTTTCCATTTCTTGGTTTTGGAATTGGAATAAATATCTCTGTTGATTCTATCATCAGATCCACTCACAATTAATACAATAACCTTCTATCTCAAGCGATGGCTGAAGTATTCTTTGGTCTGATGCATTGCAATTTTCGAAGTCTGCCCAGAACCAAATTTGTGTATTATTTAGATATTCTACATTTGAGTTGATTGTCTGCCATGTCGTGTTGATCACGTTCGATTCATTCTTTGTTGCATTGTTGCTCCAGGTAAGATTCAAACACTCAAAATCTTCATTAAGTTTAATCGACAAATTCATATCTCCTCCGTAGTTTGTCGTTGTTATATTGTAAGCTGGTATTGTTGTTGTTTGGCCATAGGCAGTCACGTTCTTCGAGCTATTTGTTTTTGGAATAAAAAATAATTTGCTCGCCCATGTATATGGGAGATTCTTAAAAAAACTAGAATAATAAGCAAACACACTCAACGTTTCATTATTTGATTTATTTGTATACAAAATATCCCAAATCATTGATTCTTCATATACATATTGAGCATTTACCCCAGTAGCATCTCTTAATAAAATATAATCTGTACCATTCCAACAACCCCATTTTGTATATCCCAAATAACTACTATTAATTCTAAATTGTAAAGGATTTTGATTAAAACATTGTTGTGCAATAGTTAAATTCTCACTCCCAATTTTATCTTTTACTTGCCATAAACTCGAATTCAGTGCTCCATAAGGTTTGGTATAATTAAAAAATACAAATGATGTTGATGATGATTGAGCAGAACCAAAAGTTCCCCAATTTCCATCATAAATATTTTCAGCAGATGTCCAAGCTCCTGAAATTAAATAAGCTCCTGTTCCTAATCCACCACAGTCAGTTGAAATATTAGCTGTTTCTTGATAACAATCTATATCACTATGTTCATAAACTAAAACCTCAATTGTATCATTTCCTCCTAAATAATCATACCTAATATCAGAAATAACCAAAGTTCCATTTTTAGAAGATTGAAATTTTATTGGAATATCTCCGTAATTAGTTTGACTTTCTAAAAAGGAATTAATTAAATCTTTATCAAGATAAACAGGATTTGGGTCATAAGAATAATTTACTTCAATATCCGAAATCTGTATTTTCCCGGCAGTATCACTTATAAAATATAAAGGGACCAAACAATATCCATCTGAATCTAACGCACAAGTAGATAAGAAAGTATTAATTGAACTATTAAAATTACTTGTTTTATTTGGAGAGAATGTTTCATTAAATTCCCCTGTGTGATTCCATTCATAAGTTCCGTCTACAATTCCTACTTCTAAACTAATATTATTGAGATATCTTTCATCTAAATAAATATACATTCCAGCGGAATCTACACTCGTTTTATAGTAGGTTACTCCATTCATATATTGAAGCCAAAAACATGAAGTTGATTTGAATTGAACAGTATAATCTAATTCTGAATTAAAAAAAGTATCAGAGATTGTCTCATTGGCTATTTGCTGGGTACCTCCTGTTGTTGGTGTGAAAGTGTTCCAATCAATAATTACATTATCTCCTTCTTTTATGATATATAAAGCTTCTGTACTTCCACAATCATCACCCCCTCTAGTAAAGAATCCTATTTTTGAACTCCATCCACTTGCAGTTGGTTTAAAGTTAAACACATGCCAAGTAGGATTCCCAGGTCCTATTTGATAAAAATTGCTTCCAGGGAAATTTGCCTTATAACCATAATCATACGTAAAACCACTTAAATTCATATATGCAGAAGAAACCGAAGCAGTTTTTGGAATTTTTAAATACTCAATATTTGTTTCAGCTTTATCAAAAGTTATATTCTTGATTGTAGAACCATCATTTAATTCATCAAGGGCAATCTCTCCATCAAAAACCAATCCAACATTATTACTTAAAGTATTATTTACATATATTTTAACATTTGTGGGATATGTTCCATTTGAAATATAACCAGAAACATTAATCGAAACATTTTCTATCTCGTCATAATGATGTCCCTTAATATAAACCGTATCATTTCCACCATTCACCCAACTAATATTTTTAGAAGTAGAACTGTCATTTAATTCTGTTTTTCTAAAATAAGAAATATTGAGAGTAAAATTTGCGTTTGGGGTTCCACATGTGTAGTTGTCTCCATAGTTTGGGTGGTCGATATCCACACACGTTGTTGTCGCGCCGGTTAGATTTGTTGTGAAGTTTATTGGGGTTCCAAGTTCTACCGAAATATTTCCGCTTACTAGATTTGTTGCGGTGTCGTTTACTCCATACCAAAAAGGATCTCCCAAACAAAATCCAGAAGAAGGATTAATAACCAATCCTTCAAAAATATATATCCCAGAACAAATAATTAAAATCATCCAAGAATAAAATAAAACTTCCTTTAACATTTTCCACTTCTCCTTTTTATAAAATAATTTTCCCATTTCTCTTTTGTATAATTTGTTTTGGCATGACATGAAACACACAAACAAATTAAATTATCTGGTTTACTGTTGTTTTTATCATAATCTATATGATGAATACTTAATCTTCTTTTTGATTCTTTCTCATGCTTAAAACACTCTTGACATCTAAAATTATCTCTTTTTCTTATATTTTTTTTCAATTCTTTATTAAAATCCTTTCCATAGGGTTCCAATGATTTCCAATTATCAAAATATTTATGTAATTCTCCTTTTTGAAATTTTGTATTTATCTTATCCCAAATTTCCCTACATGAATGTTTTTTATTTTTAGACATTAAACAATTACAAATTGGACATTTAAGTGTTCTATCATAAACTTGTTTAGATATTCTTTTTCTTTTTTCCAAATCTTTAAAAAATCCATTCTTTTGTCTTGTTTTTGTTCTCCTATCTATTTCTTCTTTACTTTTTTTCCTTCCAACATTTATCTTACTTCCTTTCTGAAATCTCACTTTAATACCTCGTTGTTTATTTCCATTCCCCAAACTATTGTTTCGTCCGGGTTACTCTTAAGCCCAACAAGCATATAATCTTGGCAACTATATCTCGCAAATCTGTGAACATAAATTCTATCTTTTCTTGGCTTTGTTGCATTTGTGAAGTTCTCATATCTCCATCCTGCTGTTGATGCCCGTATTCCCTTGTCATATAAAAATTGTTTCTTGACTCTTCCATCTTTAAAAAAAATCCAATAATCAGGGATCCCTGGTGAGAAGTCCATCTTAAATTCCTCTGGGTTATAAATATCATAATTGTCTGGTCCTAAGTTACAAATCTTACCATACGAAACACAAGGATCGTCTGGAGTTCCAAGACACACATCATCGCTTCCAGTTATCTCAAACCCCATCGCCATCAAAACAAAAAATAAAGAAGTCACTGTGATAATCGCACCACCTGCTATCTTTGCGTACTTACTTGATTCTCTTCTTAAGTAAATTCTTCTATTTCCCATTATGTGTTTGTACTTGATTGCACAAGCTTTAAGTTCCATCTCAATTTTGTTGGTTCTGCCTCAGTATATGTTGAACTAAAACTTAAAACTTTAACCCATAGCCCTCCTCTTATGTCATCATTAAAATATAATGGGTACCCCGAATCATTGTCCTGATGACCTTGTTGAAGGTTCTCTACATCTGCAATCCACCCAACAATATTTGCCTTTGATTCATTCAGATATACCCCTGTTAGAGTTATTGTTTTTGTAACTCCTCCATAATCGAATACATCGGTACCATCCGCATCGGATAAATAAAGAGGCATGATTGCAAGACTAGAATCTTTACTACAATCATTATCAGTAATAGTAGCATTCCCATCACCATGAAGTGTAACATATTCAGTATACTCTCCATCGCCTAGAAATCCTAATGTTGTATTTCCCATTATGCTATCCCTCGAGATTTTAATTCCATCATTGTAATATTCGAGAATCTTCTCGCAAGTTCATCCGGATCAATATTCGAAGAGTTCCCGTTCATTTGAATTGTTGGCTTTAGAATAATACTGCTTGAGCTGTTGCTATTATTATTAACTCTTGGAATCACGCTTTCTCCCCTATGCAATTTGTACATTCCTGTTTGCCCTACAAACGCTGTTCCTGTTTGATGTCCTTCAACATCATCATCATCATCCCCTTTCCAGATTGATTTTACTTTCTTCCATAACCATGCACCGAAGTTCCAATGCCAGCTCCAGATTGATTTTACTTTTCCCCAGAGCCATCCTCCAAAGTCGGCCACATAATTCCAAACTGCTTTCATCTTTCCCCACAACCAAGAGCCGAAGTCCATTGTGTAATTCCAAACCGATATCAACACGCCCCATAACCAACTTCCGAAATCCATCACATAATTCCAAACTGTCTTCAATTTATCCCAGAGCCATCCTCCAAAATCCCAATACCAACTCCAAACTGATTTCAATTTATCCCATAACCATCCGGCGAAGTCTGCTGTCCAATTCCAAATTTTCTTAATGTTATCCCACAACCATCCTCCAAATTGTTTCATCTTATTGTATACTGCTCCCCAGTCAATTTGTGCTAGTAATGCAAGGCCTGCTCCAATTAAAGCTCCGGCTGCTGCTCCGATTGGTCCTCCTAATGCACCGATCGCCGCGCCGGCCAAAGCTCCGCCTCCTGCGCCCAACGCAGTTCCAACCACCTTCTTCCCGATTCCTGTTCTAGAAAATTTTAGCCATGAGACTGCTGCTTTCATTAACATGATTGCTAGTGGTCGAAGTAACCCTGCCAAAAAATCTCCAAATGGCCTAAAAAATATTAAAAATGCTCTTCCAAAAACTGACAAAACTCCTCTAAGATATCCGCTTGACTTCTTCATTAATCCCAAGGCTGTTCCAGCGATTGCCGCTATTATTCCTAACTTTGCAACGGTTGCACCCATCCCTTTTGATAATCCCATAAACCCTGATCCTGCTGAACCTCCGCCTCCGCCTCCACCTGCACTTGCTGAGGATTTGGAACCCCCAAAACCCGCAGATTTTAAGGACTTATTTAGAGACGCCGCTATCTTGTCGCCAATCTGCTTGCCGACTTTGTCTCCTTCTCTTCCACCTTTAACGGTGATTGGAACCTTGATTTCCATGGTGCTCTCTGCCATCAATCCTTCATCTCGGCCCCAACCTTCTTTTTATATTCCATTTCCATTTCCCTCATATAACACATTCTGTCGTAAGGTAGCGCGTCTACCTGACTCGGGGTGTAATTAAACCGATTAGCGAAAAACCAATAAATAAATTCTTGTGAAATCTCTGGATCGTCTAGGTAGTGTCCGGAGATGCTTTCTCTGATTTTAAATTTTTTTTTTCAGAGGGCTCCGCGAACTCATTATATGCTTCGAACAAATAATCAGTGACGTCTGCAGGTAATTTCTTTAAGTCTGCAACTGAAGTCTCAAAAGGAGCTTTGATAATTGCCTCGGCCAGTATCTTCTCCTGAATCTCACTCTCGTCAATTTTAATCTGTGGTTGCCCACCGAGTATTGTTGTCTTAGTGCATTCGGATTTGATTCTGTTCCTTATCCCAGTGTTAAGTTTCCGAATTGTGATCATTTCCTCTACTTCTTTATCGTCTCGTTTAATCATCAAAGGGATATCCTTTGTTTGTTCTACGATTTGATTCTTAGCATTGATCTCCATAATCGGCATAACGGGTTTTTTATCCTCTGCCATCTTAAATGTTGTCTGCTGCTACAGGTGCTGTCTCGACATCATTTGTATAAATAATGTTAGTGCAACCTCTGGCCCAGCCGGTCACATCCTCTTTAATTACTTCTGTTGCATTCTGTGGAAGGGTTTCTTCATTCAAGTGTATTCCAGTCAAGTTGATGTCCAGGATATCTCCATCGTCATTTGTGAATGTTAACTCTAATGTTGCAATCTCTGTTCCGCTTCCTGCATCTGGTGCAGTTGCTGAATTTGTCCCATTAAAGAAATATGTCAATAAGTCAGTGTAATCGTTGAACGCTGCTGTCATCGTGAAGTTGTATTCTCGATTTTCAGCAACTACTCCTGTCATGAATCTGGACCCTATCCCATAAACTGCTTTCGCGCTATTTCCAATACTCAACTCGAAACTCTGAACCGCTGCGATTTTTGTTCCGTCTGGCATCTCGATGCTCCCATGTGCGAAAGTGAATATCGGTTCTATCTCTGCGTTGTTTGCAACGAATGTTGTGTTGACTGTTTCGTATCGGTACATTGTTTCTAATGTGAATTTTAATGCTTCGTTTACCGCCGCTGTCAAAGTACAATTATTAATAACGTTTCCAATAAGGACAGATGTGAAGTCTGTTGTTCCCAACTCCATGCTTGAACTGATAGTAAAACTTGGTAGAATATCCGCTTCTGTGTACGTGTGGGTATATGCTTCGCTTGTTCCTCCGTCGGAATTTGCTCCCATAACTCCCAATAGCCAATAAGCATTTGCGACCATCCCTGTGATGCTTGCCTCTCCTCCGTATTGTTTGTTGATTGTTGCAGTTGCGTTTCGTGCTCCAATTCCATAGACTCTTTCTGCGTTGTTTGTCCTGGTTATCGTTACTTCAATCCCTTGACCAAACGGCATATAAGTCTCGTCGCTAGCTGTGTGCGATGCGGCCGCTACGCCCCACCCATCCATATCTTCGAATGCGAATAAAGCAGTTGAATTTCCTCCTCCAATATAATT